CCCTACAGTTGGGTCCGCAGGAATCGGAGTAATACTTATTTCATGCACTAACCAATCATCTGCAACGAAAGTTCCCTCTCTTTCTTCGATGTTTTTAATCTGATAACCGAATGAAATTCCACGCAAAATTCCATCTTTAACGTCATCTAAGACTTCAGTAGCAAATTTACTGCGTGAAAAGCGAACTTTCGCATAAGCGCGTTTAGTTGAAGGATCAACTCTCGCAGATTCGACTATCCCAATATGGCGATCTGGATCATGATTCCAAAGGAGAGGCGCAGCACCTGAATTTAGGCGACTGAAGTCAACTGAAGTGTCATCATGTTTTAACACTTCTTTACCAAAATACCTTTCAACTGGGTATTCAGAGCTGAATGGAAATTCAAAAGTGCGTCCTTTTCCTACACTTCTGAACTCAGTAACTTCAGTTCTCTGATGTTTCTCAGAAGGATCGAATCTCTTCTCAGGCTCTTGAGCTTCACTAAGCTCTTCCACTTTTTGAGTTTCCATGATTTCAGATGAACGAATGGGACTGATCTTGGTCAGGGACCTAAATCTATGACCAGCATATATATCAGTTTCTTTATTATCCCTATACACCCTTAATAAGGCAGCAGGATCATCTTTTGTTCCTACTAAATTAAAGCTACTGCTAGGGACATCCAATCGACCATCTCTAACGATCTTAGTGATTTTTCCCTTAACTCTAGTGCCAGAAGCATTCCATGAAGCAAAGTCTCCGACTTTTAATTCATCTGCCTCTGCCTTTGTTTCAGTAGTCATTTAGAGCGCCTCCTTTTGCGAGCTGGTTTGGATGTTTCCTTTGGTTCCTCGACGGCAGAATCCATAGGTAATTCCAATTGCTGTTGAACTGGTTCTAGTTTAAGGTCTTTGTCTAATGAAATGCCTAAATTCTCTGCAACTTCTTGTTCTCTAGCTAGTTCAGCAGCGATGTCGTCATAGTCACCGCCATTTGAAGCGGCAATAACCTGTGATTTCGTCATGTATCCTGCTTGCTCTGCTTCTCTGTAAGCTCTTACCTCTTTTAACGGATCAACAAAATGCTGTGCTGGTGGAGTCCATCTTGGCTTACAAAAACGATCAGCACGAGTAGAGAAATCAGGAAGATCAAGAGCACCACTCAAAACAGCGAGAGGTAACCACTCTTTAAAAACTCGATAATGGAAATTATCGATCAGATACTTTTGAACAAAACGCCAATGCTCACGATCCTCTAATAGGGAAAGCCTAGAACTTGAATAATTAGTCTCACTGAAATCCTTAGAAACAGTTTCATATGAACACCCAAAACCTGTCGCAAATCTACGAATTTTATTCTTGACAAACATCTCATACTGCTGAGCTGGATAATCGATATCTGGAACATGAACACTTTCACCAGGCTGCAAATAATTCCATTGACCAGGCTGAAAATCTTGAACACGCTGATTATTATCTACCTCATCACCAACGAGTTCGCCCTCATTATTTTGCACGAAACCCATAATGCTCGCGGCTGCCCTGGCACGAATTACCGCAGCTTCTTCGTAGCCCTGTAATTGGTGGGCATCTGCCATGACGCTATGAAACCAAGGGACACCTCTGTTCTGGCCTGGTCTTTCAGGAATAAATAAATGAATAACATCTTTAGATGGTAAGAAGATATGATCTTTACCTGCGTTTGGAGCATTTAAATAGAACGCATCACCAGGATGTCTCGTCAGGATCGCATATCTAACCGCTTTCCCCCACTCATTAACCTCAACACCATTACGCCACTCGTTATTCTTATTAGTTGTTTTCCCTGTATATTCCTCATCTAATAAATCACTCTCAATTAATTGCAACGCCAAAGGAATCCCAGTCGAACCAAAAGGCTTACGAACTATTCTGAAGATAGCTTCTCCAGATTCAGGCAATGCACCACTAGCTAACCATTCAAATTGATGAAAGCTATAACGTCCGGCTGTATCACAATTCTCTGGGCGACACCATTCCTTCCACTGAGCTTCAACCATAGAATTGACTTTCTTATCCTTTCGATTTCCACGTAGCTGAACTACATCCGACTGGAATTTCATCCCAGTCCCAACAACATTTATTTGCGTAGTCCTTTTAGCCTGTCTCGCATACGGATTATTCCGTACCATCTCTCGCGATCTGTCTCTGAGTTTTTTTAACCCACTCCGAATTTCAGCATCAGCACTTAGCTGACTACTCATCCAGCTAGCAGTTAAACGACCTGCTGCTGCGCCAGCATAAGTTCTCAATTGCCTTCGAGGTCTGACGATATCGGAAACAGCAGACTTGCTAAAGCCATCTCCAGATGCCCAAAGCCCTTTCCATGCGTTTACTAAGCCCATTTTTAATTAAAGCGAACGAACATTGAACGAGGGTTGCCAAGGCCGTTGGCAATCTTACTTGCTGCACCTGCCCTTGCTATTTCTGCCTTTATCTGACCTTTTAGCATGATTAATTCGCTTAATTCGTATTTTTTCGCACTTCTGCTCCCTATTTTATATTCCTGAATCCCTCCACCACTAACAATATTCCGAATTGCAGTTTCTACAGACTCAAGATCCTTCTCTAATTGAGTTCGTCCGTCGTAATAAGCAGGTACTCCTGTATAGGCTAAGTCTTTGAAAACTTCAAAACTACCCGTGAAAATGGTCTGCCTCTCATTGCCCCCCTTGTCTGCGACTGTTTGGTAATACCAAGTGCCTGCGGAGAAATCAGCAGTAACGCTAGAGGCAATAGTAAATTCCCAACCACCTCCTGCATAAGCAGAACCAGTGATAGTTGCGCCTTTAGGTTTAGACGTTCTCAGATGATACTTAACAGTCCAATCAGGGCTGCTAATCGTATTTCCAAAAACATCCTCAGTAGAGTTAATTCTCCACTGAGTAATGTCACCTGCTCTAATTTTTGAAGGAATAGTCACTTAAATCACCAATTGCCGACGAAATTACGTCGAATAGTTGACTTCTGCCTCCCTGATCTTAGCGGAGTTCCCTGCTTAGGCTCTTTCGGATCTCTTCTTTTCTCTAATTGATCCCATATTGTTCTTCGGTCATACTTTTGCTGGAAACGCTGAAAAGCAGCATAGGCATACACCATCTCATCTAAAGCCTCATTTCTAGCGTCACTTTTCTTTACCCAAACACGCTCTTGATAACCATGTTTATATTTTAAAACTTGTCTTTCTGCTGTTAATTCCTCGAAGTAATCAGGAGTAATAGTTGGATAAAAATGGATAAATCCCTTCCCTTTCTCAGCGTCTTTTAAACGATTATGCAATGTAGTTTTAATAATATCGACCCCGACTGGGAATAATTGAACTCCCCTCTTCAATGCCTTTCCTGAAAAATTGATATCTACCCTTGAAGGTTTTCCTAGTGGAGGTTTGCCCTTAGTACCGACACCTTTTATTCCAATCAGGCCAAGATGTGAACGCTCTCTTACATACTGGTATGTCTCATGAGTGAAGTGACCTCCAGTGTCTATCGCCGCACTTTCGATCTTCATTTCTACACCATCAGCACTCGTATACTTACTCATCAGAACTTCATCGAACTGCTTCCATAAATCAGCCCTCGAAGGAGAACCATAAATAACCTTCCTATCTATAAGGAATAATTCCTCATTCCGACCTACACCAAAAACAGACATCGAAAGACGGTCGTCTTGAACGTCGCATCCGAGACACAAAACGAGAGCCTCTTCTGGTGGGATGCCTGCCTCGTAGTGAGCACTAGCAGCTCTCTCCATAAGAGCATCAGCTCCAACCTTGGAAGCGTACTCATCTTCCCAAACTTCACCCAAAATCGTATTAATCCAAGTTTTTAATTGTTCAGGCTCGTTCTTACTCTCTAAAAATTCTTCAACTAGATTCGACCAACTCGCATTTGGTGAATAGGAATATGCGGCCCAAATATGAAATCCGACATGCTTGCCATTCCCTGGTTGAGTACTTCTCCACTCACCACGTTCAACCATCCATCTCTTCTTACTATGGGGGATTAAACAACCGCATCCCTCACATGCATATGCGGCAGTCGATGGATCGTTGTCATGCCAACGGATGTTGGCCCATCTCAAGTATTGGTAATGGTTACATTCGGGGCAGGGGACATAATAACGCTTCTGATCTGACTGACCATATAATCGCTCAATACGACTGAAATCCTTGATAGTTGGAGTACTACCAGCAACTATTTTTCTATTCCAAAAATATTCCGTCCTTCTAATACCTAGCTTAATCTGGTCACCTTCAGTTCCTGCCGACGCAGGATAGCCATCCGTTTCGTCGAACAAGACGATCCTTCTACTAACCCTACGAAATCCCCTCGCGCTATTTGCACCTACCAAAGACAATGTCCCACCAGGAAATTGCTTCTGTAAAAGTGTATTTGTAGAATCCTTTGATTTAGCATCACTAACCAGTCCATGTAAACATTTTGTATCTCTAATCATAGGCGCTACCTCCTCTTTGCTATAACCAGTCGCGTCCTCAATTGTGGGTTGCACGATCATTATGCTACACGGGTCTTGGTGAATATGATAAGCAATGATGTGATTTAATATCTTAGAATAACCAACCCTAGCTGACTTCATTACCGTGACTTGTTCGACGCTAGGATCAGTAATTGCATCCATAATCCCTTTCTGATACGGCAAAGTCCTCCATCTTCCACCTTCCGCACTTGATTCCGCAGACAAATAAGCGTATTCATCGGCCCATTCACTAAGAGTTAATTTCCTAGGCGGCTTAAAAGAAGAAAAAGCCGCTTTTTCTAGTTCTGTAATACTGCTCATGCTGCTTGAGGAGAAGCTAACTCCTCTAAAGCCTCACGAATAATATCCTCCAGGTGACTCATCGCATTGGTGTCGAGATCAGGAATGCGCTGCTTCGCTTTAGATGGGACACCTAGTAATTTTGTTCGCGCAGTAGTAATAACGTTCTCCCATGAAATCTTGACTTCTGACATCGGGACAAGATCTTGTTCCTTCTGCTTCCTCTCTAACTCCAGCAACTCAGCTTTTAGGTGCTCTGTTCTAGCTTTACTCTCTTCATAATCAGGAATCGATTCATTTGTCTTGCTATTCCTTGTTTTTTTCGCATTTCTATTTGTAGCGGCCTCCCTACGCATCCTCTTAAATGCTGATTTCTTCGTCCATTCATCTTTCATAGTGTCACTATTTATAACGATCTTCCCCCTGTCGTCCTCCATCGCAGTCAGACGCCCCTCTTTGATTGCACCGTAGACAGCCTGCACGGTTACACCCATCTGCTCGGCAGCTTCTTTTCTACTGATTAAAGGCATTAATAATGTAAGAACTTACACTTTGCTTACAATAGCAAACTTGGATACATGTGCTATAATCCCGCATTTTTACTAGTGTTTTATTTTTTTGAAAGTTGTCCTGTAAGCGATGTAAGAACTTCTTACATTTTGTGCCTAGAAAAATTTTGGGGTTTGATACCATCCTCACCCATAGCGCCCTAAAGGACCCATTTTTAGTACACATGTACTATATTAAATGTTATTTAGTGGTCTAATTTGCTCACTAAGTAATACTTAGCAAGGATATTGAATCACTAAGTAATACCCAGCGTGCCCTTTTGCCTCCTTAATTAATATTTAAGCATGCAATTTCCCTGGAAGACATTACTTAGCGCTGCAATTTATTCTGTACGACCTCATTTAGCAGCCTAATTTACTCACTAATTAATACTCAGCAAGGATATTGCGTCCTTAAATAATATTTAAGCGCCCTAAAAAGCCTGGATTGTTATTAGCAACCCAAGGACATATTAGGCCCTTCAGTTACTAACAGTAACATACCCCTAATATTTCCACTATTTATTATTTAGCAAAGCATATTGAGTCACTAAGTAATACCCAGCGAGGATAATTGTCCCATTGATTAATACCCAGCGAGGATATTATCTCACTAAACGTTACTCAGCGTGCCCTTTTGCCCTATTATTTGTTATTTAAGAATGCAATCTGTGAGGCTAAGTAATAACTAGCAAGGATATTGCATGGTTAAACAACATTTAGCAGGCATATTATGTCACTAATTAATACTCATCGTGCCCTTTTGCTTTCTTAATTGTTAATTAATAGACCAT